CCACGGCTCAAGGAGCAGGAGTGCAGCGAGGACGATGACCGCGACCAGCGCGGCGGTGAGGATGATGTCGAGGACGCGGCTCATAGCGAACCTCCGAGTGTCATAGGGTGCCGCCTCTCACGAAGGGACGTGCGCGAACGTGTGTCCGGCGATGACCGTCTGCGGCCTCCACTGACCGAACGTGGTAGCGCGTGCGCGGCGGGCTATCTCATCGCACTCACTCAATGGCTATCTCCTCAGGTAGTCGGCGAACGAACCGTCGAAGCGTCCGTAGAAGTGCTCCCACTTCCACACCGCGTAGCGCGGATCGTGGGAGTCACGGATGCTGTAGTCGATGTTCGGGAAGTCGGGCAGGTACGCGATATGCGTGCGCTCGCGCTTGAGCCCTTCGTAGAGCGACCCCTCGAGGCCGCCCCAATACTTCACCGGCTGCGAGAAGCCACCACACCGGGCGATGAATGCGAGGTCGAACGCGCACACGTTGAACATCTGGATGGACGGGTGTACGAACACGCGCCGCCCCGCGACTCGGATGGTCTGCTGCGATGCCAACTCGGGGATGCCACATGCGACCATCGGGTAGCCGCCCGCGCACATGACCTCGGCGAGTGCCGCGTCCCAACCCGGCGTCACACACGCGCTGTCGGGGTCAACCGTGATGAGGATGGTCCCCGGTGGTTGCGGATTGTGCGCGAGGAAGTTGTTAAGACTCCCTTGCAGGCCGAGATCATCGCCGCTGTCGAACGTCTGGTAGCCGTAGCGGGTAGCCGCCTCCGCAAGCGCGGCCTCGTTCTCCTCAACGCTCGGGAGCGGGTACTTGTTGAGCAACACCCACCGCTCATCGACGACGCCGCTCCACGGGATGATGGCGCGGGATGCGTCGAACATCGCAGCGGGCGCGTAGCAGGGCGTGACGGTTATCACCTTGCGACCGTTCAGCATCCCGCCGCCTCCAAGAAAGCCTGCACGTCGGTCATCAGCGGTATGCGCTCACGCAGCACGTTCTCTGGCCACGTCCACCATGCCGTCGAGATGAGGCGCGCGATGGTCACGTCGTCGAAGCGCTTGCGCACCACGCGGGCGGGATTGCCCACCGCGACCGCGTAGTCGGGAACGGAGCGCGGCACGACTGCACCGGCACCGATGACGGCGCCGTGGCCGATGGTGACTCCCGGCAGGATGATTGTGTGTGAGCCGATCCACACGTCGGAGCCGATGTTGACATCGCCGCGGCTGAATCCAGCGAGCTCGCCGACGCCGAACTTGACCGCGAACGGATAGCTGCTCACGGCCTCGGTGTGATGCTCACCACCCGCGATGATGGTGATGGCCTCGCCGAGTGAGCAGTAGTCACCGATGGTGATGTGGCCCTCGAACTCGGAGAAGCTGCATCCTGCGCCGTGGTAGGTGTGCGGACCTATCTGCATGCTGTCCCCCTGATGCGGCGGTACGCCTCACCGTCGAGTAGCAGTTGCTTGTGCGGGACGCTCGAGGATGTCTGCATGTAGAAGTGGTGGACGTAACTCTCAGGCGCGTAGCCGACCCTCAGCCCCTCGTCCGTGCATGTGTCGGCTATCCAGTTGTCGCCGTAGTAGTGGCGCATGTCCTCGGGGAAGTAGCCGATGCGTTGGATAAGTGCGGCGCGGAAGCAGAAGCACGAGCCGAGTAGCGGTAGCGCGTGCGGGTTGGGGTGCCTCTCGCCACCGAGCGGCCAGTCGGCGGGTAGCACGCCCTCGGTGGAGTACGGGCTCACCACGGCCATGCCGCTGTCGAGCGCACGCTTGAGAGGCCGCCACCAGCCGGGCGAGAACGCGAGGTCGTTGTTCGCCACGCAGATGTACTTCGCACCTGCGGCGATCGCGGCACGGATGCCGACATTCCACGAGGCATTGACGCCGAGGTTCGTCTCGTTGGCGATGTAGGTGAGGTACTTCGCGTCGAGCGCGTGGCGCGTGTCATCGGTCGAGCCGTCGTCTACCACGATGACATCGCACGAGGTCGTGGCCGCCAACGTGTCGAGCGTGAGCAGCGTGTCGTGCAGGTGGTTGTATACGGGGATGACTACGGTGAGGCTCACTTCGGCTCCCACAAGTAGAGGTAGACGGGGGTAGCGGTGAGGTACTCGGACTTCACCAGCGGCGTGAGTGCGAGCGAGTACGCCTTGTCCTCGCCTACCGATATGTCGGGAAAGCCCGCCTTGAGCGCGAGCGTGCGCTTCACCGCGCACACATGCTGCGGGCCTCGCAGGTACACGCCGTCCCGCGTCTCCCAGGCGTTGTGCATGGAGCACTCGACGTTGGCGCGGCTTCCCTGGTGGCAGAGCAGCATCCTGACGCCGATGTGATCCACGCGCTTCTCGATGCCGCGGAACAGCTCCGTGAGGTAGTCGCCTGTCACCAGGTCGTCGTCGTCGATGAAGGCGACGTAGCGCCCGCGTGACGCCTTGAGCATCCGTTGACGCTTCGCACCCACACTCGGCGCGTCGTCTATGTCGATGAGCACCTGCGTGCGTGCCAGCAACTCGGCCGGCTGCTCACTCAAGCATTCGAGCAGACGCGCCAGCTTCTCGGTCCGTGCGTGCATGGAGCACACGAGCACGGACAGGTCGGTCAGCACTTCCCCGCCGCGATGTGCGATGCGAGGCCGGACGCGCTCTTGCACGCCTTGCCGCATTCAGGGCAGACGTTCTTGAGCGCGGTACGCGGATCGACAGGCTTGATGTCGGTGCGCGGCTCGTACGGCGCGGGCGGGAACAGGTCGGCGTCATCGGTGAGCGGACGGCCAGCAAGTGGACCGTCGAGGTAGGTGCATCCCGCGTCTGCAAGGGCTCGCGCGACGTGCATCGGTATCTCGCGCCGACGCCGGGACTCGACGTGGCCGCGGCCTCGGATGACCGTCCCCTTCGTGACATACGTGCGTGAGTCGCGCATCGGTGCTTCCTTCCTCGAGATGACACGCTGGATACCGTCTTCGTCATACGGGAGTGCGGGGTCGTACTCGGGTGTGTGGAGGTCGGGCCAGAACAGCCCGGACGGTGTGCGATACGCCTTCACCCTCGCCACCTCCATGCCGTTGCGATACGCGATGAGGTGCTGCGGGGATGTGACCACGCGCCCATCGTCGAGCAGATGGCCGACAACGCAGTCAGGATCGCAAGCGAGTGGCGTGAGCAGACGGGTATGCGCACGGTCGATAGCCTCGCCGTATTCGGGTGTGAATACTCGCGCATACGTCGCTCCGTCGGTCAGGAGGCAGAAGTGGCCGCAGGCGTCCACTGGTGACGCCACAGACGGCCATACGGTCGCCCATGTATCTCCGCGATGCAGCCACAATCCAGGCGCTCGCAACTCCCCGCGCCGCGAAGTCTCGATGCCGGTAGCCGCGACGTACCCGCTGTCGAGCAAGCGAGTGAGGCGCGTCCACACATCAGGCGGCACGATGCCGTCGTCCTCGAGGTAGAGCACGCGCCCACAGTCGCGGGTGAGCGTCTGTGAGTGGCGGCGCATGGACAGGTGGCGTGCGCGTCTAGCGTCCACCGACACGGGGGCGCGGCAGTTGCCGGTGTTGTGCGCCGTGACCGCGAACCCTGCGGCCATGAGCGCCTTCGGCCACGCGGCGCCGTGAGGTGAGTCCACCAACACGATAGCCGAGCGGGGTATGTCGGATGCCACCAGCGATGCCACCACGCGCGGATCAGGTGGGCGGGTGACAGGCAGGAACAGCAAGGGGTGCTCCCCTCAACAGAACGCACGGACGGCCCCGAGGAAGTACCGGCCGTGCGCTCAGGTGAGGGGGTGAGGCGCGAAGCCCCACCCCCGTGATGCTGTGCGGCGACTAGGAGATGTAGCCGTTGCCATCCTCGGTGTTGTTGCAGTAGATGAACGAGCCGGGGATGCGGTGCGAGAAGCCGAGGCGCTTCTCAAACAGCAGCGTGCGGGTGTTCTGCACGAACTGCTTGTCGATGACGCCGACTTCCACGTTCTCGGCCTCGAGGTCGTGAATGCGGGCGCCGAGTGTGCCGTTACCCACGAGCAGGTAGTGGCTGCCAGCGTTGGCCGGATCCTCGAACGCGGGCGACTCGACGATGGTGAGGCCCCACACGCGGCCGTTGACCGTGACGTACAGGTACTCGCCACCCGTTGCCTTCGCCAGCTCGAGCCCCTCGAACGTCTCGGGGGTCATGCCGACGAACTCGGGACGGACGCCGCCGCCTGCGAAGCTCTTGGTGATCATGCGGCGAACGGTGTCCGCGATGCTGTCACCAGCGACGCGGGTGTGCGCCGTGGTGCCGGTCGCGGCGATGATGCCGTCGATCTCGTTGCCGGTGCCTGCGCCCCAGAGCAGCGCGAGGTCCTCTGCGTAGTTGAGGCCGTAGATGCCGTCAACCGTGAGCAGGCCCTCCATCTCGCTGTAGTCGTTGAGCATGTTCTTGGTGACGGGGATCCAGTGCGCGAGCGTGCGAGCCGTCCACGTCTTGAGCTCGTAGGTGACGGCGCTCTCCGGCTTGGCCGGGGACGTGACTTCATCGGACACGAAGTCAGCGTTGTTGGTGCGCACCGTCTGGCTGAAGTACTCGCCGTTGTTGGACGACGCCGAAACCTGCGTGAACACGTCGCGGATCAGGAGCTGGCGCTGCGGGAGCAGCACGCCTTCGTTGCGCTCAGTCGGGATGAGGTTCTGACCGCCGGAGGTGGTGTGACCCACGAGCGTCTTGAAGTCGGCCGGGCTCATGGTCGCCATGTGGCGGCCGTCGAAGCCCTTGAACTCAGCGCGGTTGCCGAGGATCTGCTCGGCCATGCTCTTGCGCACGGGCTGCGGCTCGGTGTTGTGCGGCACGACAGCGGCGGGCATGTCGAGCACGTTTGTCAGCCTACCCGCGGCCTCGAGCGCCTTGACCTGCTCGCTGCCTTCCTCGATCTCGTGGCGCAGCTCGTCGAAGCGCACCGCGTCGTCGCCGGTGATGACGCCATCGAACTTCTCAGCGATCTTGCGCATCTCGTCGGCTGCGGCCTTGAGAGCCTTTGCCTTGCCCTCAACGAGGGTGTCTACGGACATGGTTGTTCCTTTCTCGTGCGTCGGATGAAAGTGCGGTGCCAGCGGGTCGTTCGTCTGGGTGCTCCCGGTCCGTACCGGGTGGGAGCGGTCCGACTACACGAGTGCGGCGAGCGCGAGCGCGGCATCTTGCAGCATCTTCGCTGCGTCGTCTGCCGCTATCGTCGGGATGATCTCGTCATCCTTGACTTCGGGTGTGAGCGCGTCGGCGAGGTACACCGCGGCCTCGAGCAGGTCGGCGATGTCATCGTCGGCCAGGAGCGACAGGTCGGCATCGAGGATGCTCTGCGCGAGCGACTCGTACTCCTCCGGCTGTGCCTTCACGCCGTCGATCATGGAGGCGGCGTTGGCGGGGAACGTCACGAGTGACACCTCGTAGAGCTTCGCCTCGGTGATGTGCCGGATGCCGTCGTCGTCGTTGTACGCACCGCCTGATGCGATGCTGAAGCCGATGGACAGGCCGAGCGGCCGGCGCGTCTGCTTGGCGATCTCATACGCTTCCTCGGCACGCTGCACGCCCTTGTAGAGTTGGCCGTCAGCGAGGCGCAGGGAGTTGTCAGTCTCCTCGAACACGCCGTCGCCGATGACCTCGTAGGTGTCGTGCTGCCACAGAAGCGGGCGCACGTCATCACCCTTGAGGCTGCGCTTGAACGCGCCCGCCTCCACGATGTCACCCACGCTATCGACGATGCCGTACACGTTCGCATCACCGACGATGACGCCGGTGCGCTCGTCTGCCTCCTTCGTCTCCGTGACCGTGAAGGCGTAGGTCTTGTGCAGGATCGTCTCGTTCGTCTTGCGTCGAGGCATGTCTCGCTCCTTCCTAGCCCTCGGGGGCAACGTCGTAGAGGCATACGCACCGGCAGTTGATAACGGATCCGGCATCACCGGACGGGTCGCCCGGATACGCGAGGCCGTTGCTGAATGAGTCGTCGAACTTGACGACCTCGCCGTCGATCATGTGCTCGTCACGCACTAGACCGTCACCAGCCGACAGCCACTCCTTCGTGAGCGGCGTCTCAGCGTTCGCTTGTGCGGCGCCCAGGTTGTCGCCCTCGTTGAGTGCGCCTATCGTCTCGGTGCGTGCGATTGTGGCCGCTCGTGTGGCGGCCGTCTGCGTGCCGATGGGACCGACCTCGCCGACGATGGAGTCTGCAACCTCACGGATCGTCTGCCCGGCGTCGATGCCGCGTGAGACGAACGCGCGTATGGTGTCCTTCGTCGTCTGCGTGACGCTCCCCGCCAGCTTCGATACACGCTCGAGTACGGCCTCGAGCGCGTCAGGGTGCGTGATGTCGAAGGCGGGTGTGACGGCCTTACGCTCATGTGCGGGTGCAGCCTTGCCGACGTTGCGCATCGCATCTTCGGCGGCGTCGAGCATCACGTCGCGGATGACATCGGCGAACGCTGCCTTCCACGCCTCGGCGTCGATGCCGGAGGTGGCGGCCTTCACGACGGCTGCCTGCGTCGGTGAATCGCCTAGCTTGCCGAGCGCATCCTCTGCCGCAGCACGTTCGGCTGCGAACACCCGCGCCGCCCTGCGTGCGAACGACGCTTCGAGCGAGCGCGCCTTCGTGTCGAACGTGACGAGCTTCACCTCACGCGGCGTCGTGCCCTTGCGCTCAGTGGCCTTGTTGCCGTCGTCATACGACGTGAGCGCGGTCAGTCGTGCGCGCATCGCCAACTCGGGGATGTCATCGGCTCCCGGCTGCTTGCTGTCCGCGAGGTCGATGCCGAGCGAGGATGCGATAGCGCGGCGTTCGGTGACTGATGCGATGGACGCGATGGAGGCGAGCGTTGTCTGTACCCGCTGCGCCTTCTCAAGCGGCGTGTCGTCGAACACGTCCACGGTGGAGTAGTCGAATCTGAGTGCGGCTATCGGCAGGCCGTACAGCGGGCAGAGCGCCATGCCGACGGCTTCCTCGATCATGTGGTGAGCGGGCGTGAGCTTGTTCGCGTAGAGGATCTTCCGCTTCTCGCGGTAGCTGTTGCCAGCAAGCCCTTCGCCCTTCGCGGCTGTGACGTAGAGTTGCAGCAACTCGGCGGGGATGCCGTAGCTTCGTGCGACCGCCAACTCGAGGCGATCCTTCAGCGGCCCCAAGTCAACGTCGGCGAGCTTGCTGCCGAGTTCGATAGTCGACACGTGCGCGCCTGAGATGACGCCGACCTTGCCGACGTTCTCGGCGCCCATGACCTCATCGTTGATCTGCGCCTGCATCTGCTTCGCGGTGTCCTGCGATGCCTCTACCGCGATGACAGCCGACGGTGCGCCGCCGTTTTGCAGCATGTAGTCGAGCCACACGCTCGCGTTGTCGTTCATGCGGATGGACTTCACCACGTCCATGAGCGGGGAACGGTGCGCCCAGATGTCATCTGAGTCGGGGAAGTAGCAGCGGACGACGACGATGTTCTCATCGACCGGCACCCACCGCGTACCGTCACGCCACTGGTAGCCGCTGATGAAGCGGCTCCTGTCGCGGATGGGACGCACCTCACTACCCGGCTTCGTCCACCACTCGGCGACCTCGCCACCGACGGTGAGCACCGCGAGGATGTACGCGCCACCCTTGTCCGGGCCGGAGAGGTAGTCGCTCACCAGCCGCCACATCATCGTCTGCGTGATGTGATCGTTCGGGTGTGCGAGTGCGACCGACAGCGGGTGCGTGTAGTCCGGCTCGTCGCCGTCGAACACCACGAGTGGCGGCTCGGCGAGGTTGGTGCGCCAGATGTCACGCGCGGCGGCTACCAACTCGTCGGTATGCTCGGCCAAGTCGAACGCCGTCTGATGCGTGACGGGACGCCCGCTCATGCCGAGCGGCACGAGGAACTGCGCGCCGGAAGTCTCGGGGTACTCCTGCGCTGCCTTCTCGCCGCGGAGTGCGGCGTATGCGTCACGGATGCGGCCCATGTGGTCTCCTAGTCGTTACAGCAGGACGCCTGGTCGCGGGGAACGAGACCATCGCGCACCCGCGCGCAGTCGGGACAGAGGTAGGCGTCGTCGGGAACCTCCTGCAGCACGGGGTCGATAACCTTGCCACAGAGTGAGAAGCACTTGCCGTCGTACCAGGCGAGTTGCAGGTGGCACATCTTGTTGTCGGACGTGATGAGCGTCATACAGGCCTCCTCGGGGCGTTGTGTCAGAACGCGAAGTCGATCTCGCGCTCGAGCATGAGTTCGGTGAGCGCCCAGACGAGCGCATCGAGGCGGTCGGGTGATTCGGCGCCGGGGATGTACGAACACTGTTGATCTTCGAGTTCATCGAAGCGCCCGACGTGGTGTATCCGCCCCTGCTCGTAGAGGCTTGCGATCGGCTCGGCTCTCGCCGCTTTGCCCTTCTGCGCATGGACGGGCTTGTAGCTCACGGTCGAGTCGATTGTGTGTACGGTCAGCTCGACCATCTCGCCGCCGTTGTTGACCTCGGCCACGAGCCGGTCTGCGTGGTGCGTGTGGTACGCAGTCACGGCTTCCGTAGCCCATGCCTTCGGCGTGTCTCTGCGTGAGTGGTCCGCGAGCACGTAGCCGTGTCCGTCCGCGCCGAGGCCCGCCACGATGATGCCGCACTCGGCCGAGTCGTTCTTGCTCGTGACTGACGGGTCCACACCCACGACGATGCGCCGTAGATCGGGGGCTTCTGTGACACGGTGTGTGTCGATGTCCGCACGCGCCCATGCAGCGCCAGGTACGTCGTCGAGCAGTTCGGCTAGAAGCTCCTGCCGGCCGAGCCGCGTGCCTTCGTACTTCGTGATGACCGCGGCGCGAAAGACAGGTGCGAGGTTGTCGAGGTTCTCATACGTGGTGCCAGTCGTGACGGCGGTAGTTGATGCGGTGATCAACTCGCGGATGAGCTTGAATGGTTTCGGCGTGGTGGTGACGATGCACCGGGGATCGTGCCCGAGTCTGAGCCCGAACATGAGGTTGGACCATGTGGTGTCTTCCTCGGTACCCCTGGGTGCGTCCTTCCACTTCGCTGCCTCATCACACCACGCTACGTGATGCTGCGGGCCTCGCAAGAGTCCAGGCTTCTCCGCCGAGTACGTCTTCGCCTTGCTGCCGTTCGCCAGATACAGCTCGCCCATCGAGCGGTTCCAAGCCGTCTCAACGCTGCCACCCCGTAGATCGGAGTCGTCGAACAGGCGCAGCAGACCGCTCTCCTCGCCCTCCACCATCGTGTCGCGTGCGTCAGCGATAGTCTCGGCTACGAGTGCCGCGTGCCAGCCTGGGTTAGCCAGCAACGCTGCTTTGATGTACTCGGCACCCGTGCGCGTCTTACCCCAACCTCGGCCTGCGAGGATGAGCCACACGAACCACTCACCATCAGGCGGCATCTGCTCGGGTCGAGCGGTGAATCGCCATGACGCAAGCAGGGCGTCGAGTTCGGCCTCAGTCAGCTTCGCTATCTTGAGCGCCTTCGCCCGCTGCGCGCCTGTCAGTGACGCGAGCGATTGCAGCATCGAGTCGTGTGAAGGCATCGGTGACATCTACCTCCACGGGACCGCCATCCTTGCCGGTAATCTCGATAGCCTGCTTGTCGCGCCACTCGTCATGCGCCCGGTTGTTGAGCCACATGGCGATAGCCTTCATGTCGCCTGAGTTGGCGAGTGAGTACAGCTTCGACTCGGGCAGCGCGTCGGACATCTCCCTCGCGCGCGTGACCACGGCGCAAAACTCGGTGTGTTCCTTCATCCACCGCTTGACTGTTGCGGTATCCACATCGCACGCGACTGCGATCATGCGGAGTGTCGCGCCCGTACCCGCTGTCGCCATGACGAGCGGCAGGTGCTTCTCAGCGTTGTACTTCGTCGGCCTGCCTCCCGGCATGATGCTCACGTCCTTTCGGACGGGTCGTGTGTGGTGTTTCCCTGACGGCTCACGGCGTCCCGTGCAGGGTGCGGTCGGATGTGCGAGTGCGCGGGTTCTAGTCCCTCCGTATCCGGCAGTCGGGAGACGAAGCGCACCGCGCCGCTGGTCGTAACCAGAGGCAGGTTGTACCGCATGGGTATCAGGCCATGCGGCGTGAACGTTGCCGCCCCTCCGTGGGGTGCGACCCCCGCTTGTGGCGTGGTCGAGGCGGCAATCTGTCATTCGTGGGCGTGCTGGCCGTGGCGTGGTACGGCACCCGTACAGGCGGGGCCGTCGGAGTCGCACGCTGATGCTACCGGGCGCGTATGCCCGTCCTCGTCACGTTCGTAGGTGGTGTGGGCGGGTTCGTAGCAGCGGCTCTCCCCGGTAGAGGATGCCGTCACGCAGTAGATGCAGTCGCGTCCACGCATGGCTCTGCCTCCCATGTCACGCAGATGTGCGGGTCGCTCTTGTCGTAGCGGGGTACATCGTCGTGACAGAGCGCACGGAAGTCGTCGTCGTAGGCGATGCCCTTGAGCGAGTCGAGCAGCAGCTTCTTGGTGTTGTCGAGATCGCGGCGGCGTCTGTCGGGCCATGTCACCCGTACCGTGACGCGCACCCACGTCTCGAGCGGTTGGGCCCCGGCACGCTTCGCGGCGGATCGTGCGAGTGTGGATGCGACCGCAAGCCATGAGCGGGCTTCGGCGGTGAGTACGCGCCGCCCCTGCCGGGTGGTGACGTGGCAGTGGTTGACGCTCGGGCAGAGGGGCAGCTTCACGGTGACGGTCACGCTGCCTCCTCGGGGCATACGAAAGCCCTCGCGCCACCTGCCGTTAGCAAGCGATGCGAGGGCTCATGTGGTTGCGGCATCTCGACCGCTGGCACCGCACGAGCGGTGCGCTTCACGCCTTGCGGCGAGTGATGCTGTTGCCCGCTTGGTAGCCGCCGAGGGGGGGTGGGCAGCTCGCGCCGGAGCGCGACGGGCGGAGGGAGGAACACGCGCAGCGGAGGCGCGGTGCTCGTATTCAGAGCCGAATAGCAGATGCCGCCCGGTGTGGACGGCATGAGGGTGTGTTCGGCTAGAGGATGGACGGCTCGCGTGCTCCGTCTGACGGCCTGCCCCGCTTGCGGCATTACCTCATTCTAGCACGGTCCGTCAACACTCTCGCCTAGCCGTGGATCACTCGCTCGGCGTCCAGCACGGCCAGTGTGTCGCGCACGTACTCGGCGTGGTGCATCGGGTCCGCTTCGTTCTCCTTGCGCGACTCGCGTTGTGCGTCCTCGAGCCGCTCTAGCGCGTACTCGAGGCTGACGCGGCTCATGACGCCATCGAGGTACGCCCGCACGGTGTCACCGAGTAGCGTCGCGGCGAACATCAGCTCCTCGTCGATGATGCGGTGCTCGTGATCCGTCATGGCTTCATCACTCGCTCGACGTTGTCGTAGGCGGCGTCGTGCTCGTCGCTGACGTAGGCGGTGAACCGATGCGGCCTGTATGCCTCATGCTCCGCTACCAGTGCGTCATAGCGGGCGAGGATGCGGTCTAGGGCGTCTTGCAGCCAACAGTCGTGCGCTCCCTTTGGACGTCGGCAGTTCTCGCTGTACGCCGTCTCGTCCTCG